TATAGCCTGACCTCCTTTTACAGAAATTCCTACAGTTCTATCTAATGCCATCACAGCAAATACATTCAAATCATCTGCTCTCTCTTTATCTTCTCCAATGAATTGAGCGCATAGTGCAGCAGTTCTATATTGCAAGAATGACTTACTATTGATTAAATTTATTGTCCCTGTAGAAGCAGTAATCTCTGGAAACAATGATTTAATATAATCAATCTTTATTTGGTTATCTTGACTTGATGCGAGGACTTTAATTTCTTGTTCTTGCCATACCCACCAAATAAAGTTAGTTAATAGAGTTCCTTCCATATAATGTGGAAGAAATTCTAATCTAGTCATTTGAATATATGGATCAGTTCCAGCAAGTTTTTCCCATACTTGTTGAATTTCAACTAATGCAATAGGTAGCGCGGGAGTAGTATTAAATCCTATTGAAGTTACTCCTGCTGGAATTGTCAACGCGCTTGATACAGCATTAGTAACTGGAATATTATTCTGCTCGAATGTTTCTTCCAATTCAGCTAAAGCCATATTTAAATAAGGTAATTGCGCTGCATAAGTAAATGATGTTAATGCAGAATCATTTAGTAATGCAGCTACCTTATTCATTACATCAGCAGCAGTCATGTATCACCTACTAAACAGCAAACTTTAATCCAAGTTCCTTAGCTTTTTCTGGATCAATAATTGCCTTGCAATTCCCACAAATTGGGTAATTTAAATTCACCAAACTACCACACGCCTTACAATTAATAAGACTTGGTAATCCAGAAAAATCACCAATCCAAGGTTTAGTCTTTGGATCAATATTCATTTCTTTTGCAGCTAGACGCGCTTCATCAGAAATTGCCATTGGATTACCATTAGTTCTTGCCCATAATCCATCGGCTGCTCTAATGCAATTTTCCCAATAAGCATTCTGCTTAGATCGCGCGAGAGCTAATTCTGCTGAATGAATCATCTTTACATCAATGACACTTTTCTCACCCATGATAAAGAATAATCCAGGAATTGCACTACCAGGAATAGCATCAGGTAAAGTATTACAATATCCAGTGCAAACATCTTCTGCAACTTGAATAGAAGAATTTGGAATTTCTAGCATGGGTTGTTCTGCATCAATATCTCTCCACCAAGATGAAGAACCAATAACTAGAATTGCAGGACTATTAAATGAGCCCGCTTCAATAGTAAATACTCCCGGCTCAATTGTAACTTTTCTTTCAACAATTTTCTTTGGATAAATACTAACAATAGTACATTTATCTAATGGATTCTTTGGTGATCTAATAGTGCGACGATTTTCTAATGCATAGCCACTCATTATAGTTCTCCCTGTTTAGTAAATCCTACTCCAGCTCCAGATTGTAAACTATCAGTTATTGAAGATTCATTTCCATATAAGTATTCTTCTATTTCTTCNAATTTTGCTTTTCTTACTTCTGGATTAATCTTTTTATCCCAATAGGGATGCTTGTATGCTACACCAACTCTAGCAGCGGCATTTGCATAAATAGTTTCGATTACATAATGGCATACTGCGTATAAAGGAGGAAGGGATTTTTTACCATCCCCAGTTTCAAAAGTCCAAACTACATAATAATCAAATTTCTTGTCAACTAATTCTTTCTGCGCGTCAGGTGTTAAGATTGGCATTGCGCGTTCAAGAATATATCTCTCTTTAATATGCCAGTATTTTGGGACTTCTCTTGTTTCAGTTACTCTACGAATAAATATTGAACCATTATAATCTTCAAAAGTTCCGAATCTTTTTTCATACTGATCATCTGAATAGACTACTCGAAAATTAGGAGTATCTATTGCAAAATACCCATAAGTATCTAATAGGTGCTTATTAATTTCTTCTATTGGTTCCATGTTTTATTGTAGGTGGATTAGTAGCCCTTATTCTACTAATCCACCTACTCCTTACTAAGAGACTGGCCCCGGAGTATATTTCGCTGTATTTGGATTATAGTGCATCGCTACAGGAATATCAACACCAGGATCAGCAGCAACAAGAATATTTCCTGATGTGGCAAAAGCACCCATTGCATCAGGAAATTGCAGATACAACACATGCCACCCACTAACAGGCGGTGTGATTGTAACTAACTGCGTAGTGCCAGTAACAATTGTTAATCCCGTTGTGGGAGCAATTACTGAGGCACTAGCAATTGTGCGCGGTGGCAGCATATTAATGCTTTGCGCGGGAAGCAACTGGTTATAAGCATCATCTGACATTTTATAGCTCCTTAGTAACCAGTTGGTACAAGCAAGTTGTCGATATAGCTGCAAGCGGCAGGGTTGTTCACAAAAAATTGTGTTCCCAACACCTGGTAGAAAATATCCGCCGCAGCAATACCACCTGATGCTCCACGAAGTTCAAAGAAATTCCTACCATCAGTCTTGTAGAATCCTAATGGAAGAATTTCTCCGCGACCCCATACCTTTTTAGATACAAAGTCAATTCGTGTAGTATCCCAATTAAATGATGTTCGCACAGGAGCACCAGCCATCTGCATCTTTTCAAAATACATATCCAAACCTTCTTCTTTTGGCTGTTTTTGAATGATGCTTACTGCTTGTCCAATTTGCTCATATGCCTGTTGCTGTGCAGGATGCATCCAAGCATCAGGTTTAAAGTTGTTATTTAAACCAACTCTATTCCCAATTGCATTGATTGCTCTACGTGGCAGAGTTAGAGTCAATGCACTACCACCACCATTAATTCGTGTTGCTCGAATCTGTGGTGTAGTAGCGCGCTGAAATCCTAACCATGTTCCTGTAGCAGCATTACTATGATGATATGGAACACCATAGATACCCGGAATTGCAGCAGGAGCAGTAATACCAAACGTGACAATCACATCTGTAGCAACTACTCCCGCGATTGGAGTATCAATAGTGATTGTTTTGTTTGGCACATCCCAGGAAATGATAGTAGCACTGCCACGATTAGTAGCAAGTGTAGCATCAAAAATCTGGATTTTCTGTTGATCCCGCATTAACCTAACACCAAATCCATCAGTAGTGCAAACAATCACTTCTGCTGTATAAGTTGTTACGGTACCAATTACTCCAGTTCCAGGCTGCATTAATTGCGCGTCCATCTGCCTTTTCAACTCCATAGTTGATCTAGCAACAAGTTTACGAACTGCATTAGCAATTGACTTTCTATCTGAGTCAGTTGCCCATTGTGCAAGTTTTGTATATTCAATATTCTCGCTAACGAATACTGATCGCAAAACTGCTTTGTCAAACTTAGGCCCACTACCACGACCTAAATCACCACCATCAGCATTAAAGTATTGAAAACTTCCACCGGGAGAAATTTCGAGAGGAACTCGCATTTCTCGGTTAGAAATCTTCTCTACCTGTTGCTTCTGGATATAGCCAAAGAACTCATCATCATAGTCGAATACTGTCTGAATATCATCGACTACTTTCTCAAGTTCTGAGGCAATAACTTCAGCATCTGTCATTGCAGGCATGTTAACTCCAAATTAACCTTACTCCTACAACTTGTGTAACTGCTGTTAACACAAATGTAGCAGCATATGAATCTATTCCGATTGACGTTGGATCAGTATTATGCAGAACAATTCCCGTATCACCTGTAACACCTTTAAGTGTAACATCAACAGTATTTCCAGTTGGAAATAGTATAGTTACAGCCTTAGCATTAGTAGGTGGAGTAATTGTATTTGCACCAGCAGCCAATGTAACAATATCAATCTTGGCTGGGCTAGCCGTATTTTCTGCTGCATCTAATCCCGCGTTTGCAGAGAAATCGCCCGCGAATGTTATAGCTACGCTGCGCTGTGATGTTACTGCCATTTTACTAATCTTTCGTCAAAAATTTGAAAACATCTCCGCCATCGTATTTCTTACTTTTTCCACTATTTGAGGATGCGGATCGTCCTATGGGAAGTCTCTTTGTTGGAGTCTCATCATCTTTATTACCTTTTGGCCTTGATCCTTTTAAGGCTTCATTTCTTATGGATCTGATTACTTCGGGTAATAAAGTCTGAGCCTTTGACAAATAAGCACTTCGAATTTTATGGATTGAATCTGAAGAATACTTTGATTCCTTAGCCTTAATCCAAAGTTTATCTAAAATTGCTTTGAATCTTACATCTTTATCAATTGTTTCTTCTAACTTCTCTGCGCATTCTTTAGTTGCATTCTTCTTTACATAAGCTGACATTTGATCTTTTGGATCAATGTTTCGGTCAATAGTTGATTTTACAACGTTATCAACTTTTCCTTGTAATTCTGTTCTAGCAGTTTCAAATTTAGAAGTTTCAAAGTCTTCGCGCTCTTTCTTTAATTTATCTGCTTCTGGATTTGATTTTGATTCACCACCAAATTTGCCAACTGGTTTATAATTGTTGAGACCAGTTCCAAAAACCATCTGATGAATTAAATTAGCAGATTCCTTCATCAAAGTTTTAGTTTCATCATCTTTAGCAGAATCAGAATTCTTCCAAACATAATTAACTAAAGAATCCATCATCTTGTTGAAAACATGTGAGTATGCTTTTTCATCAAACGCGTGGAGATTCTCTAAATAACTATCAATGATTTTGCTATAGACTTCTGGGCTATGTTCTTTAACTGCGCCAAGAACAGTATTAATATCTCCGGAAAAAATATTCTCTTCAAACTTACTTAGAATTCCAGCACGCTCTTGAGCTTCTTTTGCATCATCTAATGTTGGAAATACTTCTGCATACTTCTGCTCGCGATAAATTGCTTTTTCAACTGAAGGAAATGTTTTAAATAAATCCGGGTATTTTGCTAAAATCTCTTTCCTTCGTGGAATAACATCTACTAATTCTGATTCGAGATCATCTTCTTTTTCAAGTTCAATCTTTTCTTCAGAATCTTCTTCACTATCTTCCTTAGAATCTTTATCCTCATCTTTCGCGTCAGGTTCTTCTTCTTTAGTTTCTTCTTCATCTTCTTTAGTTTCATCTTCTTCTCTTGATTCTGCTTTCTTGTTCAATAAATCCAATACATCAGATTCATCTTTAAGTGGAATATCAATTACTTCGTTAGCCATTATACCTGTTCTCCCTGCTTTTCTGCACCTTTGGAGTCGGCAGAATTATTTGACTCTTGTTGTTGCATTTGCTGCATCTGTAAGAAATTAATATGCCCCATCATATGAAGCATTACATTTCTATAGCCTAAAGGATTTTCAACTTTACAAATTCTTCCCGCGTCCGATACTAGCCACCTACGACAAATCTCAGATTGAATAAAATGATTATCAACAAATTGCTCAACTTCTATTGATGGTAATTCTTGTTCTTCAGCAGGCATTATATTACCCATACCATCATCCATTGGTTGTCCGGGTAACATAATAGGCTCACTAATAATTAACTGCTGAATTTCCTCATATTGCTTAGTTCTATCATCATTGCCTGGAATTACAAACGAGTTCAATCCAATCACATTCTTTAATATATCAATATTTTCAGGTGCACTTAAGGCTTCAAGAATAAGAGGATTATTCAAATTCATCAAATTAAGAATAACATCTTTTTGCTGCAACCATGTAACTGGCATTTGTTCAGCAGCTTCTAATTCTACTGAACCAAGTTTACCAGCTAATTCGGATTTCTTAATTAGAATATTAATGAATCCACCATCTTTGGACTTTTCAACATATCTTTCATCATCAATAACTGATTGAATATATGCTGGAATAACCTTACCAAAAATCTGTTTCCACCAAATACTTAACATTTTCCAAGTAGTTTGTAGTCTCTGTAATGCTTGAGCACGAGACATACTATATTCAGATGCAGTTTTACTACCAGCAGAATTTTCACCACCAAATAGACTTGGCAACGCGCCTGATACTAATTGACCTAATTCCTGCACCTTATTTGCAAATGGTAATACTTCACCTGATAGATTAGCAGTTTTAACTGAATAAAAACTTTCACCTAAAGTTCTTCCTGATTTTGGCTTAGCAGGAATTAAACTACCCGGAGATACTTCTTGTTGCCTATATGCATCAAAATTAACTACTTCTGGATCAACGAAAGTTTGTTCGATTCCATGTTCAATAGTTTGCAAAATTAGACTGATTAGGTCATTCGATATTTCTTGAATTGGTTCAAGTACTTTTCCTAAAGGCTCATGATGCAAGTAATCAGATAATGGATTCTCAGATAAAGTCCAATGATCATCTAATTTCTCAGCACATGCTTCTGCAAAGAAATCATTTACTTGAACTACTTTGACTCCAAATGGGTATAATTTTCTAAGTTTCTCAACTTCATCATCTTGCAAAATATTATATGCACTTGGTCTTAACCATGTATTACTGCAAGTAGGAGTATCTTGTGGTTCTGTTCCTCTATATTGATTTGATACTCTACCCCATCTTTCGTAGTTAGAAGAATCATTTCCAGAAGATTTTAACTTACCTTTTTTATCAATATTCTTTCTTAAATCAGGAAATTGTTCTAATACATTTACTAAGTTAGTTTCATAGCTAAACCTTAAGTAAGGAGTATCTGCTTGTTTCTGTGCATAATTAGCAACTTTAACAAATAATCCGCCATATACTTCTAAACACTGACGAGATTTTGGTTTAGTAGTTTTGCCTATGAGTCTTTCAACTATTAATTTCTCGCGCTTGATTTGTGGATTAATAACTTGAGTTAAGCAAACAGGGCAAAAATTAACACCTTGATTCAATAAGTCATGTTGATCAATTTCATTTTGACCCGGATCAAATTCATCTTGAACTTGATTCATTACTTGTTGATTAACTAATTGTGTTCCACATACATCACAAATTTTTTGATCAACTTCTTGTTCCTGATCCTCATATTCATCTTCTTCATAAGTTCCATATTTCTCATCATAATCAGTATAGTTATAGCAGCAAATTAAACCCTCAGTTACAAAAACATATAATGCCTTAATCCAAAGTAATACTGCATCATTATGTCTATAAACTAACTCAGCAATCTTATCTCCACCTTTGGCCGTAGTAAGGTCGAGAGGATCATCTGCATTATCAGGATAACATTTAATTGGAGGAACTGTAACTGATAATGCAGCGATAATTGATTCAGAGTAAGCCTTGAATATGTTAGGTCGCTTATCATAATAGGCTGAGTCATTTGTAGAGTCATCGGCATATTGCTGGTCGTAGATTCTCCAATCATGTGCAGTCTCTGACCAAAAAGTATTAGCTAATCCATCCCATAATAACTTTAATCTTTTCCAAGTTCTAATTTGTCTGTCTCTTGTAGATGAATCTTCCTCTGCAAAGAATTGACAGACCTGTACTAGAAGGTTTTGAATTTCTTCTGGTACTTCTTTTTTCTTAGCCATTTTACTTAGAAATTACTTAGAGAATAACTTCTTTTTCTTTTTTGAAGTTTTATTTAGAAATTCTTTTGCTACTTCTTCTGATGGACCAACTCCCTTACGAGATTTAGCTCCATGAGCAATTCCACTCATAAACTTAAACTGGGCTTTACTCTTAACAGGCATATTAACTTACTCCTGATTTAGTAAGTAATTCTGCTTCAAGTTCATCATTCTTCTTTCGCGCTATACTTAATGCATTCGCGCGATCATTCTCTTCTAACATTCTACGCTTTTCAGCCCAAATTCTTGGTGCAGTTCTAACTGATTGTAATTGAGATAAATCAATTTCTTCTTCGGGTTCAATAATTTGCTTAGGAGGATTAATCATCTGATTTAATAATCTATCATATCTATCTTGTAATCTACTTAATTCAGCGCGCAGATATAATACTTCTGATTTATCATGATCAACACAATGATCGCAATGAGGATTCATTAATTTATGTAACCAGATAAACATTTTTACATCCTATAAGCAGGTCTACGCGCATGATATCTTTTAATAGGCATTGGAAATCCATCTTTAGCAATTTCCATTTTTCTACTATTTCGATAAAATGCAGTCCAATCTTGAGTATTTTGTAGTAATCTTTCTAATGCTTCTTGTTGTTCAACGCGCTTCATTTCATCTACTGATTCACTAAAGAATCTATCTGCCCCATCACATAAATATCTTAATGCATCATATGGATCATCACCAGGAAATTCCGATACATCTTGAGTATGAGTCTTGTCATAGAAACAAGTTTTAATTGCACTAATTAGTCCTTCACATGATTTGAATATCTGCAATTTAGGAAGATTATCTTCTTGTTCAGGAGGACTTAATGATTTAATATATGCATCATAATCTGCTTGAGTCTTATTACGAATTAACCAATCAGCAAATTCTGGTTTGAATACAGGTAATTCTGTTTCAGGAATATATTTCTGTGCCCATCTTAAGTATTCATGAACTAGCATCTTGCCCGAAATACGAGATCCCTGCGAATTACCAGTTAATTCAACTGATCTATCTAATGCTGATTCTATTTGCTGATGAATTGTATGTTCTTGCCCTCGATTTTGTGCAGCAGATTGACATAACCTAATAACACGAGGATTTTCTTTTTCTAAATAAGGCTTTGCTTCCGCACACCATTCTTCAATTTTCTTTCGCTGCCACATTAATTCGCGATAAACATAAAGTTTCTTACCTGGACTAATTGCTCCAAACAACATACACGTTGCAGCAGGGGGAGCAAATCCCCAATCTAATGAAACAATCTTAGGCCACCATGTAGGAATATGAATTGGATCAATTACATGCAACGCATTATCTGGTTCATCTGAATATCGTTTCTCGCGAAATTCATCAAATACTGCACCTTCATAAGCATTCCAGTCACCATATTTTTTAGCTTTACGTTCTGCTTCTGGTAATGCATCTAAGTCATTTTTATATTGCTGTGCAATATGTGGATTATCATCAATTGTTGCGGGAATAAATACGCGCTTTACTCCACCGCGTCCTACAATTATCTTTCCACCGTCTGGGTATGGCTTGATGAAACGTTTATAAACAAACTGATGCCCAATATTTCCTGGATTTGATGCACTTCGAGCAATCATAGGAAGAACATGTTTTAAATGTTCATCAACTCTGATACGCTGTAATACGATATAAGTATAGATCCATTCAGTAAAAGTAGTTAACTCATCAAATGCTACATAATTAGGCTGCATTGAATCATAATTATGCACATCATCTTCATGCTCACAATGCCCCATGAAATACAACGCGCCCGATGGAAAAGTAAATACTCCATCTGCTGCATTATATGTTGCGCCAAATGGCCTAAAGAAATTCTTAGCGCGCGGAATTATTTCTCGTCTTAACTCAGGCATTGTTCTACGAAGAAATAATCCTTTAAAACTTTCGTGCTCATGCCATCCGAAAACTATCGGATACATTAATAATACATCTGATTTACCAGAACCAACACTTCCACCATATAGAGCTTCTTTTATAGTAAGCGGTATGCTTAAAAAACGCTCTTGTTTCACGGTCGGGCGCCATGAAAATTGTCCGGTTTCAATATCCCTAATCATTAATGTTTACCATGTACTCTAATATATTGAATCATACAAATTAATATAAATGGATCTTCCTTAACTAATCCTAAGGTAACATTACAATTATGACAAAGTAAAGCTCTAATCTTCCCAGTTCTATGACAATGATCTACTGCTAATCTATTTCTAACTGAACATTCTTCTCTACAAATTTCGCATTTACCATTTTGTGCAGCTAACATTTTTGCATATTCAATAGGATCTAAATCAAATCTCCATTTTATATATTGATCACTTCNAGCTTTTGAAGTTCTAGANGGTCGTTTAGTATCACGAATTCTATCACAAGGTATACAACAAGTTTGTAAATATCCATTTTTAAAACGAGAATTATCTTTAGTTAATATAGTTCCACAATCTTTACATTTCTCCCCAAGTAATTTTCTTGAACCCATTTTACCACTAGCCATAATTACTTTCCATTACCAGTACCTTCAAGTTTATTTACTTGATCACGCACTACTGATGCATAATCATTATCTTTATCTGGATCAGGCAATGGATGAGATTTAAGATATGAACCTGCTGCAATTAATGCACCAACCATAACAACTGATCCTAATTTAATCCATGACCCTTCACCAAAAGGATTAAAATCATTAGGATCAACAATAAGCACAGTAATACCATTACCTACTGCTGATACTGCTGATGCAAATAATCCATGTAACCAAACTCGATATTTATAATTCATTGTTAAATTCCTGACAAATCACCTGATGCAATTTTCTTTTGTTTATCTAATTCAGCATCAATTTGAGTAATCATGTTTGTTAAAACTTCTGAGTCATCTTTATCACGATTACCTAAATATTCAAATAATGCTTTCAACGCGATTAAAATTAAAGTTTGTTGATCCATGAATTTCCTTTTGATAAGCCTTCCAATTTTCAATAATAGAAAAAATTAATTTTACTTGAGCACTTAATTTANNNTTGAATTCTGAGTTTGNTAAAACTTCAATAAAATTATTTACTGTATTAAATGTTAAAATACTAAATCTATCAAATTCAGAATTTAAAGTAGAACTATTTGTTTGNATAAGAATAACAATTTGTTTATTTAATTCTAATGCAGGTACTAGATAAATCTTGGAAAATATTATTCTATCTTCTGAACTAATTTGCTTAGCAACAAATGCNGCATCNGCAATATCNCNAGCAGTTTGTAATGCTGTAAATAATACTTGAGTATAATTAATTGCTGTTCGCCTTGGTGTAGAGGCACAATTAATTATTACAAGTAATGTTAATGTAATGCTAATTCTTTTAAGAATCATTNTAATTTTCCAATAGATTCATAACTAATANANAATCAAAACCTGCAACTCATCATTCGTTGATCCAAGAACATAGAAGTCACCAAGAGAAATATAACCATTACCACCCAACTCAATAATTGTTGGAGCATATGGAATTGATGTAAGAGGAATTTCAATCCTATAACCAAAATCTGTTGATGTAAGTGTTCTTTGATTACCACCAACATATGCTACTGCTACATTTGCTGAATGAGCTTGAAGTGATAAAAAGCGTAAAACATTTCCAACTCCTGCACCACCTGCTAATGCTGTAGCAAGATTAATTGGTGTTCCAGTTGTAAGTGCTACCGTAAAGTGGTTAACCATGTTATAAATCCAATCATTGCTGAAACCCAATTCATTCTATAACCGCGTCTATATCTACTTGCAAGAGAAATTGTTCCTGATGGAGGTGGAGGAAGCCATCCTGACCAAAAGAATAAATACATTGCTAACATTTATAATCCAATACAATCTGGATAATTAATTAATCCATCAACTAATGTTGTAGCTGGTGAAGCATCAGTTCCAGTTCCAGTAGAAAATAGTTTCTCAATTCGCGTAGCACTTCTCTTACAATGAACATATACTGCTGCTCTAACTGCTAAATCTGCTGCTGTTCCTACCCAAACTGTATCAATTCCGGCGCGAATCCCCGGATTAGATGGATTTATTGAACCTTGTCCTGCATCAAACATCCATTCCCAAATGCGAGCTTTTCCAACTCCAAGATTATCTACTCTAGTCCAATCAAAATTATCAATCATTATTTCTTGCTGAGGAACAGAATTTCGCCAAATAATAAAATTTGGAGCTGCGAGAGAATTTAATAGATCAACTAATCCTGATAAATCTCCATCTGTATAAAGAACCAACAAATCAGCAGTTGCTAATATATGAGCTTTAAGAATAATCTTTTGAGCAGATGTTAATATCATTATGCTATAAATCTCTTGAGAGGTCGCGTGAAGTTAGTACGTTTATTAAAATTTGATAATAAATTATTTTTGCCTATTGAAGCACCAGTAACAATACCATGATTTCCATTACCCGACCAATCAAGTTGTGTACTGGTACCATTTTGTCCAAGTTCCCAATAACCTCTTCTAGGAAGAGGAATATCTCTTGTCCATGCCGCACAAATTTGTGCTAACGTCATATTCTCATTAACAAACGAAATAGACAACAGTTCTCCATTGACATCCTCTTCGGAACCAAGACCATTATTACCAAGTAACATAATCTCTGCTGACGTGTCATGATAGCCACTCCCATCAGTAGTCACGTTCAACGTCTGAAGTGTGGGTGGGGTGTTGAGAAGCCCTTTATATATTCGCACCAAATCATTAGCCGACCCACTAGGATTGAAGGTAAAGGCGAAAAAATTAATCACCCCGATTGACCACGGGTGGGCCGTGATCTGATACTTCAACGTCACGGTCCCGGTGATTTCAAACTCACATACCCCACTACTCGTTCGCCAAGTAATCCGCACTCTCGGTGTAAATGGTGAACCAACATGCGCCTTACCAAAAAGACCACAGTTTCCAGCATCATTTATGGGCACAAACCATCCATATGCCGACCATGCGGCCGCGGCCATATTCCACCCCATCGTACCCACATTAACATATTCAACATCAGAATCGAAGAGAAGTGACATTGTTAACCAGACTACTAGAAAGAATTCACTATACTGCTACTCCATAAGCAAGAGGAGTAATCTTAACTATACAACTTGTACCACCATCATTATTCATATTCTGCGCGGTTGAATTCTTAATATAGAAATCAATACTAGTTGCGCCTTGCAAATCAATCTTTATCTGTCGTCTTTGAAGTGCATCAGTTCCAGCAATTATCCATGAACCAAAATAATGTGCCCCACCATTAACAGTCGTTGCAGGCGCATCAGTTTCATCATCTGTTCCATCTATATTATTAAGAATACCATATAAATCTACTGTAGTTCCTGCTACTGGAGCTGCTGCCCAATCAGGAGCTTCTAACATTGCTAATGCTTCTCTTGCATATGGAACTGCTGCATCAGAAGTATTATCAAAACTTGCAGCAGGAGCACCTGAAAAATTACCCGCTGCAATATCTGTTGCTGTATTAATTACTGTCTGAGCAGTTCCATAGAATGCTTTCTCAGGATAATTAGCTGCTGTAATTAATAAATAAACTAATCCTCTTAAGTATTGTTGTAATGTTCCATTTGCATCAGTAATTACTTTTGCTCCAGAAATAGCACCTAATACTGCTACTGCTGGATCATCTGATGCAAGTGTAGTTCTAGGAGTATTTGCTGCTACTGCTCCCGCGCCTGCTGTAATAGCAACTTGACCAGCAATTAAATTAACTTTCGCGCGATCGGTTTCGTCCCAATCGTCAATAATTTGTAATGCTACTACAGCAGGATCATCACTAGCTAATGTAGTGCGTGGTGTATTTGCAGCAACAGCACCAGCACCAGCAGTTATTGCTACTTGACCAGCAACAAGATTTACTGCTGCACGATTAGTTTCATCCCAATCATCTATTATTTCTACGGCAGCTTGAATTGCTTGTTCTGCTGTAATTTGTGTTGATTGGTTTGCTGATGTAGCAACCCCAGTTACTGCAACCGTTCCTGATACTGGAACTGCTGTAGCGCGTAGTTGTGTATCAGTTAATGCATCTGTTTGTTGTGATGCTGCTGTAGCTGCTCCAGTAGGTAATGGTAATGTTGCTGCACTAACTGGTACTGCTGTTGCTCTTAATTGAGCATCTGTTAATCCACCAGTTACAACAGTACCAGAAACTACAATAGGATTAGTTGCTGTTCCCCCAGCAACAGGTCCACCAGCACCTGGTAATGCTAATCCTACTAATGATAAGTTTGCAGTTCCCGCGCCAGTATCATAATCAAGTAATTGCTCAGTCTCTATGGGTACACGTAATCTACTACTAATACCAACTACATTTGCATCTGTAGATGGATCAGAAATTACAATTCCTTG